TTAAGTCATTATCTCTATCAAATATAGCGTCTACATACGACATTAAACATCTTTTCCAGTTGTGATTAGGATATTCTCGAGTTCTTCGTAATCTTCGTTAACTTGATTCCAGTTACGCTTGTGCGCGACTGCGATAGCCTTGGTTAGCAATGCTGGCTTGATCTCTAATTCTTCAGCGATTGCCTTAACTGTATCACGTAATCCACCCTTGAGGTCTTCTACTTCTTGTAGAACTTGGCTACCTTGGTTAATAACGCTGATTAGCTTGGCTTTTTCTTCTGGTCCATAAATTCGACTCATATTATTCTCCTTACTTTTTAACTTTACAGGTTAATGTGTTAGAAGTCAATGGTTACTTTACGTTTCGGTCCTTATTGATCTTAAGGTCTTTGGGCATTATATTGCGTTTATCTTTAATAAAGGCTTCTAAACCTCTAGATCCAGGACTTTGTGGATCTAGAGTTTGTTGTTGTATATCCTTCACACCTGGTGTTGGATTGATCTTTCTCTTAACTAAACTGCGTTCCATACAGTATTTATCGTTTCATCTTCCCAGCATCGACGTTGAATGTAAACTTACCTGTATGTCCGCATATAATAGAAGTATCTGTCCATATCCTAAAGCCCTTATCTAGTGCCTTTCTACAGAAATCTACATCTTCTGATATGGTATTTTTATGATCTATAGCAGAGTGATACTTAAATTGCGGATATCCGATAGATACCATCACTTCTTTCTTAACTAAAGTACAACCAAAACCACAACCTGCTATTTCATGTAAGCTATTAGCTGGTAATTTATCAATTGGAATATTTGATACACCACCATGCGCATTCTTTTCATACAGTTCGAGTGTATGTGTTCCAGGAATACGCTGTATATAAAGCCCTGATACGACATCCTTATTGTGTGCTAGTAGCTTAACTAGTGTATCTGAAGAGAACGATATATCACTATCTACTGAGAACAAATAGTCGTATCCTTTAACTACCCAATCTGCTATTAGATTTCTAACTTGATCAACTTGATATCCGAAGAAATATTGGAAATCAGCAACATATCCATCCGGTATTACGAGATCATATATAGCTTTGTATGTTGTTGCTTCGATATTGTTGGCTGTTGGTATAGCTATCAATATACGCTTTGTTGGTTTTGAAATTTTTGTTATCTTTTCCTTCTTTTCTACTGGAATCGCTTCGATAGCAATTGGAGCCGGAAGCGCAGATGGGAGATAACTTTCCATATTGTTCTTAACTTCGGTATACACTACAGATTCTCTATCTAAAAATCCACCAGTTAGTGTAGTATCTTTAGTTGTTTCTGCAAACGGAGTATAGAAATCTATGTTAGCTACTAGATAGTTCTTCTTTCCCTGTCTTAACTGTATATCAAAGATAAAGTTATCACCGAAGTAGATATCCAACCCATTTGGAATTGTAATCCAACTCTTCTTATGTATCCACATCAAACAGCCAAAACCATAAGTATGTTGGCCAACCCATTCGACTATATCAATAGATTTAGTAGTAACAGGTATTTGATTAAAGTCACTAACTCCAGGACATAGTCCAAATATACCATTCTCTGGTGTAAGCATATCATAGAGCTTATCTAGTACTGCAAGATCATATGCTACGTCATCATTAACGATACAAATTCTATCATTGCGACTGTTTTCTACGCCAAAGTTCCATGCTGGATTTACAAAGATGTTCTTTCCAAAATCAAACATCCTTATCTTTGGATTTGAGAAGTCCTTATCTGGTGTACGAGTATTATCGTTATTGATGATTATGATATCATCGACTAGATCACAATCACATAGCTTATCAATAAATGGTAAGAACACATCATTACATCTCCACATAGTAGGTACAACGATAGAATACTTACTACCTATGGATTTCTTAGTTAATATACTGTTAGCATTCTTAGTCTGTTCAGCTCCGTTAATCTTATAATCATTTAATGGGTTAATGTCGTTATAATTGTATACGATATCCTGTACACAAGTTACTTTATCTGGATCAGCAGATTCAATTAGGGCATAAAATACAGATCCATCACCACCTGCTTTATACCAATTGCCGTTTTCGTCCTTAAACATACTATCGCTAATATTGTTTAATAGTCCTTTTCTAAAAGTCCTCAGATGTGTATAGGGCATATTCCAATTAAATTTATGTTGCCTATATGACTTATTTTCTTTTACAGCTTTCGGATAGGGCTGTGCTATTAGAGGTATATTATCAACCATACTCCAGCAGCTACCGTAGCTAAAATCAGTAGATTCGCTATAAAGAGTATTATAATAGTTAAAGATGCTGTTGTCATTAACAAGACTATCGTCGCCATCTAGTAATATAACGATAGCATCGTCGTTCTTGATGGTTCTTATAAATGATATATGATTATAAGGTGCACCTCTATTCTCATTATTTTTAATTAATATGAATTTCTTACGTATGTCATCAGGCAATCTACCTATAGCATTAGCAGCGATCTTAACACCGTCATCGGACGAGTTATCATCAATTAAAACGTGTGTATAATTGTTGTAATCTTGTGCAGCAACAGATTCAATACAGCGAGCAATATAATCAGCACCATTATAAAAAGGAGAAACTACGTAGATTTCTTTTTCTATGCCTAGTTTATGCGATTCAAGTTCAACTGTATTATGATATCGACGCTGCCAAACTTTGTGTACACGATGATTAAGCTTTGTTACAGCTCTATATTCAGCTACTGGTAGATATGCACCTGTCTTACGGAAGATATGCTGCTTCCATTGTAGTGCTACTCCATCCCACCCTGCGATGTCTTTAATTATATTGCAATAGTATTGTTTTTGTTGATGTAGATATTTGTTATGATATGCCTGTAGTGCCACGTTAATAAATTTATTAATTTGATCCATCTTATTGATATTTGGAAATAGACCATTTGGTTCTATAGCATAATCTATAAGATAACACGCTTTCTCTATTGCTATTTCTTCTAGTGCGCCAAATCGACAAGTAATAGCAGGTGTATTATAAAGTAGAGATTCTAGTGTAGATATACCAAATGTTTCTGGAAAGGCAGAAGGATACATCATAAAACTAGCATTAGTCAATATATTAGCTATTTCTTTTTGCGGAATAACTCCTGTAAACTCGATGCCTAAGTTAGCGTTCTTAGGATCGTTAGCCATTACTCTCCACTTCTTTTCCTGTTCATCAGGTGCAGCATTAGTGCTGAATCTATAGTATCCGCCAATAACCTTTAGTTTAGCTTGTGGAATCTGGCTCTTAACAATAGGCCATATAATTTCCACTAGTGGAATCATACCCTTGGTAACACTTGCATTATATACAAATAGGTTAGGATCTTTAGCAGTTATATCAACTTCTGTATTATAGTTTTTAGCACCATTTCGTGTAATGAATAACTTATTCTTCAATACTTCAAAGTTTCGTCTGTTACCGTGGTCACAGTTAGAGATATATGTTGAATGCCAATCGCTAAGTGTGAATATGTCTGTAATGCGATTGCTTACTGCTAAACTTTCTAAAATATGATCGCCTAAACAAAATGTATCGTGCATCCAAAGTATTCGCATTTTGGCTTTACTTAGGATCCTATCATATAAGTTCATGCTTTGGAATGGCATCGCTCTACCATCATTAAGAGAAGGATAATCCTTTGGATCAGTAAATGGTATCACAGTCCGTGAGCTAATGACTACATCAAACGCATGATCAAATGCTAAGTCTGTTAATGGTCTATAAGTAACACCGTCATAAATACCAGGGTTGGCATGGTCAATATTACAGGTATTAAACACAGTAACATCAAACCCTAGTGCTGCTAACTCAGCAGAAACAAAAGTAACAGCACTTTCACTCCCACCGAGCCCTTGATTATAAACGGTTAAACCGTCGTATGGAATTCCAATAATATCGATAATTGCTATTTTCATAATAATATTATATAGCCATCGATATGGAAGTGTAAAGAATTATTTTATGAATTATCCCACGGTAATTTAGGATTCAATATCGGTGGATTAGCCATCTGATCGATCTGTTCAGCTATAAATTGTTCAGCTTCGGTAAAAATAGATGGATCTGTATATTCTTGTATCCATAAAATAACTTCATCCTGTGTTAAATCTTTATATTCTTTAAATTCACTTGAATCATTAAATGGAATACTTGTCCTATCAGTTATAAAGGAACTATATGTTCCGTCAGTTCCTTTATACATCCATTGTATATCAAATACTACCATTGGTAGATCGTTATACTTGCTATAGCAGTTCATATTTGTAATTGTAAGATCATATGTAATTGACATGTTAATTCCTTAGTATTCTATCATCACTAAACCACCACCACTAGAACCGCCTGTCCTTGTAGTTGCTGCACCGGTGCCGTTTCTAGCACCACCACCCCCTGCTCCGTATCCAGTTCCTGTGTTACCGTTAGCGCCAGCAGCAGCAGTAGGCATAGTTCCGCCTTGCCCAAAACCAAGTGGGGTATCACCACCAATTCCGGTTATATTTGTTGTTGCAGCCATAACACCTCCAGCATGACCTGGGTTTCCTGTGTATCCCCAGGCATTAACTGTAGTTCCGTTAGTTACTCCAGTAAATGTACCACCTGCACCGCCAGCATTACCTGCTGCTGCCGCAACAGTACCGAGAGCCCCGCCTGCTGCTGAATATGTTACACCGTTATATATTATGTTTGATGCCTGCCCTGCTACACCGTTTGCTGCTACTACACCTGCAACCGATGCACCAACTGTGTATGTGAATGTATATACATTTAATACTACGGTTATGTACGCAACTATAACAGCTCCGGAACCACCACCGCCTCCCATCGAACCAGCAGTAACAGGAGTTCCACCACCTGATCCTCCAGATCCGATGATCGTGACTTTAAATTTAGCATTTGGTACTTGTAATGCACCGGGGAATGTAAATGTTGCGGCTGTTCCTGTTGTATATGCTACTACGTTCATGAATCCAGCACCAGCTCCTGCTATAAAAGCTGTATCTGTAATTAGAGATCCATAAACCCTTGTTCCATTAATTAATTTAGCCATATCTTATAAATCTCCTGTATTAGTTGAAGGGAATGATCTACCAGATCCCCATATAATTCTTACAGCTCCAGGACCACCAGGACCGCTCGTTGGTGTACCAGAACCACTTGCTACTGGACCACTTGCTCCGCCACCATATTGTGCTCCTCCAATCGCTCCTTGGTTGGCAGCTGCGTTGGCTGTACCCGGATTTCCGTTTATGCCACCTGCACCGCTAACTGAGCTTATTCCGGTATATGATCCACCCCAACCGCCAGTGTTATCATATACGCCTGAAACAGTAGAGTTGGATCCAGCTGCACCACTATCGCCTTGCCCGTACAGATTAACACCACCACCTGCACCGCCAGTTGAGTATGCTAAGATATTAATATATCCGCCACCACCGCCACCACCGCCGGCTCCTGCTGTAGCTGATACTGGTGCACCTGTTAATATATCACCAATAGCTCCAGCCCCACCGGCGCCTGCATAACCGCCAGCGCCACCACCGCCACCACCATGTCTATTAGCAGCAGCAGCTGAAATGTATCCACCACCTTTACCACCATTACCGCCACCATCGCCGGTGTATGTTCCTCCTAGCGAGTCTCGACCAGCAGCAACACCGTTGTTTACAGTCACGTTACCACCAGCACCACCGCCACCTTTTACAGTTGAAGTATTAATAAAATAGCTATCACCACCTGCTGTTCCTGCAGCATTGAAGGTGCTAGTACCACCTGCTCCTGCGACTACAGCATATGTAGTTCCTGGTACTACAACTATACTATTCTTATATCCAAGGCCACCGCCACCACCACCGACACCAGCAACAGTGGTACCGGTACTGCTACCGCCACCACCACCACCTCCAACGGCAACGACGCTTACACTTGTTACTCCAGCCGGGCATAGCCAGTTAAATGTTCCTGTTCCTGTATTTGAAATACCAGTTCCGATAGCAGTAGTTGGATATGCAGCAAGTGCTTGACCGACGCCTGTTGAAATATCATATACCCAGACTGGAGTTGATGTTACTAGTATAGTACCAGATATAGATACTGAGCGTATCTGTATAGTGATAGTTTCACCACCTTCGATTGTTACATCACTTGCTAACGTCCTTGATAGTGTTCCAATATCGTTAGTTATACTGATAGATCCTGAGTTTGCTGCGTCGCTAAAGTCAGCAGCAACGGTTGATCCTGAATTAGTCCAATATGCTGTTCCTGTACCAAATGATCTTAGATATATTGAGAATGTTACAGTATCACCTTCACTAACAAAGTATACACTTGGTGTTACTGATGATGTAAGACCCCACTCGTCAAATGAATCGATAACTTGATATTCGCCAGTATTATATTGTCTTCTCAACGTAGTTCCGCTTGTGATAGTCGGACTTGTAGACATCTGGAATGGTTTGAAGTTATTGACTATAGGAGCATAATTTCCACCAGGTGTTATTGCAGTTATAGTAAATGCACTTCCACTATTAGCAGTACCGTTATCAATGATAGTTGAACTTTGACAAGTTAAAAGCACAGTATTTGTGATATTAGTTAATGGTGTTGATGATGGAGAGAACGTTGTTGTATAAACTGCCGTACCTTTAACTATCCTTAAGTTAGAAATATAACCAGTTGTTAAGGATGCTAATCCATTTATACCATTAATCTGTAACGTTTGAGATGATACTGAGATATTAGTTGCTAAGGTACCTGAATAAACTGATGTACCGTTTGAATACAATTTTATTGTTCCACTTGATCTAACAGCAGCGATGTGGATCCACATATTTGTTGCCAACCCACCCGAACCTTCAACAAACGTAGTTGTTGTTCCGTCTGATACACCGAATCTTAGGTTTGTTGTTGTAGCCCCTTGTGTGAAAACCCATGCACTAGTAGATCCTGTTCCTGTCCATGGACCAACAAATGCAGCTGATGCTAGTGCAGTTGTTATGTAGACCCAACATTCAACAGTAAAATCACCAGTACCAAATGCCCAAGCAGCATTTGCTGGTACAGTCAGATACTGTTTACTACCATCGAATGAATAACTGTAATATCCATTAGTTGGAGTTCTTGGACCCTGGAACGTACCATTTGCACCCATTCCGCCATTGCTGATAAGTGGGACTCGTTTTGCACTTATGTCAGCAAATCCATATGACG